TCAAAATGGTTCTAGTTATGTTTACGCAGCATTTGCTGAAAACCCATTTAAAAACTCACTAGCAAGATAATAAATATAAATATATAATAACGAAAAGTTTTAGGAACAATTATGGCAGTTACCACAAGGTCAGGATTAAAAGAATATGCTCTTAGAGGGTTAGGTGCTCCTGTATTAGAAATTAACGTTGACGATGATCAACTAGAAGACAGGTTAGATGAAGCACTAGAATACTTTACCCTCTATCATTACGAGGGTGTTGAAAGAATATATCTGAAGCATAAGATAACTCCTTCTGAGCTGACTATCACTGGATCAAATGCTGAATCTTTTGCTAAAGGTACAACGATTACTGGCGCATCTTCAGGTGCAACTGCTATCGTTCAAGAATTCTTAGATGATCAAGATACTGACACAATAAGAATTAGGGATGTTACTGGAACATTTGAGGCAAGCGAAAGCGTAAGTGCTGGGGATGCCTCAGCTACACTAGCAGCTGCTGACTTTTATACTGCTGGCGATACAGAAAACAAATATATTACAGTTCCAGATTATGTATATGGCGTAACTAGAGTTATTCCGTTTACACAAGGTTCTTCTTCAAAGGGTTTGTTTGATCTGCAGTATCAGTTAAGATTAAATGACTTGTATGATTTAACATCTACTTCTTTAATCTATTACAAATCTGTGATGTCTCATATTGCTCTGCTAGATTTAGAGTTGAATGGATATCCGCTTTACAGATTTAATAGAATGACAAATCAACTTCACATCGATCAATATTGGCCAACTGATATTATGGTTGACGAGTATGTTGTAGTTGAAGCATATAGAGCACTAGATCCAACAACATGGACAAAAATTTATAACGAGCCATGGTTGAAGCACTATACTATGGCTTTGTTTAAAAAGCAGTGGGGAGTAAACTTGAAAAAGTTTCAAGGTATTCAACTTCCTGGAGGCGTAACTCTAGACGGCAATGCTTTATATGAAGAAGCAGTAGCTGAGATTAATCAGTTAGAAGATGAACTTCAAAATAAATCTGCACCTTTAGAATTTTTCCTAGGATAAATTATGCCTAGAAACGTATATTTTTCGCAGGGGACTAGAAACGAACAACTTATGATGGAAGACATCATAGTTGAGTCTATTCAAATATACGGTCAAGACTTTACATATATCCCCAGAACTTTAGTTGCCAAAGACGAAATACTTGGTGAGGATAGATTAAGCGAATTTAAAAAATCATTTCCTATTGAAATGTATTTAGAAAGTGCTGATGGATTTGAAGGACAAGGTGCTTTCATTCAACGGTTCGGTATGTTTATGGAACAGTCAGCAACATTAACTGTTTCAAGACGTCGTTGGGAACAACTAGTTGGTCGTTACGGAACTGGTATATTAAAAAACCGTCCATCAGAAGGCGACTTACTTCACTTTCCACTAACAGGTGGATTGTTTGAAATTAAATTTGTTCAACACCAAGATCCGTTTTATCAAATAGGCAGATTGCAGGTTTATAAACTTCAAGTTGAGCTGTTTCAATATAGCAGTGAACATATTGATACTGGCGATGCTGCTGTTGATGCGTTTGAAAGTATATATACTGAAGATATTTCTACTGCTAGATCACAGGCAGTTGGTATCGGTTCGGTTACTGTAGATACAGCAGGAGCAGGATACACTATTGCTCCAACAGTTACTATATCAGGTGGTAACGGAACAGGAGCAACTGCAGTAGCTACTACTGACGGTAGTACAATAACTAAAATAACTGTAACAAACAGAGGATATGGCTATACTACTATTCCTACTATAAACATAACACCCGATGAATCTGATACAATAACAACTCCAGCTTTAGCGACAGCTGTTTTAGAGCATAATCCAGATCTTTCAGATTCTTATGGTGATAATACTAAGTTTAAGGATGAAGCTGCAGACATATTGTTTAGCGAATCAAATCCTTTTGGAGAACTTAAATAATGCTAAACGGATCATTTTACTATCATGGTATTATAAGAAGAACAATCGTAGCATTTGGTCGATTGTTTAGTGGTATACAAATACCAAGATATGATAACGATGGAGTTTTACAACAAACTATCGCAGTTCCGTTGTCATATGCCCCTAAAGAAAAGTGGATTGTTAGAATAGAATCTGATCCTAATTTAGATCAACACACATATACGGTTATTCCTAGACTTTCATTTGAAATAACTGGATATTCTTATGATCCTCTACGTAAAACTAATCGTATGGAAAAACTAGTTTGTGTTAGTACAGATGGAGAATCTAGAAATCAAACCTTTGCTCCAGTTCCATATAATTTAGATATTAGTTTATATGCACTATCAAAAAATACGGAAGATGGTTTGGCTATACTAGAGCAAATATTGCCAACGTTTACTCCTGAGTACACCCTTGCAGTTAAGTCTATAGATGATATGAATGTAGTTACTGACGTTCCTATTATTTTAAACTCAGTTTCTGTTCAAGATGATTACGACGGAGACTTTAGTATTAGAAGGTTTGTAACACATACTCTAAACTTTACAGCTAAAGTTAATATGTTTGGAGCTGTAAGTTCGCAAGGAGTTATTAATGATGTTACCGCAAATATAAATCAAGATGGCGTAAATACATTTAGAAGGTATAGTGCTGATCAAGCAACACCGATCGATGACATAAGCGAAAACTGGAGCGACGTGTAAATTGGTTTCAGAAGTTTACAATGCTAATGCGAATTTAAAGGCAGCAGGAGTAAATGTACAGTTTACTCCAGAACAAGTTACAGAATACATTAAGTGTTCACAAGACCCCAAATATTTTATTGAAAATTATTGCTATATAGTTTCTTTGGATCAAGGTTTAATATTATTTAAACTTTACGATTGTCAACGGGAAAAAGTTGATACAATAATAAATAATCGTAAAGTTATATTGATGGAGGGTCGTCAACAAGGTAAAACAATTACTTCTGCTGCTTGCATACTATGGTACACGCTTTTTCAAGCAAATAAAACTGTCGCTATCTTGGCTAACAAAGCTACTGCTGCTCGAGAGGTACTTTCAAGATATCAGTTAATGTATGAACACCTACCTAACTGGATGCAACAAGGAGTAAATGTTTGGAACAAAGGAGATATAGAATTAGAAAACGGAAGTAAAGTATTTACGGCAGCAACTTCTTCAAGCGCTATCCGTGGTAAATCTGTCAACTGGTTGTATGTTGATGAGGCAGCAATTATTCCGAACAATATTGCTGAAGACTTTTTTACTTCTGTATATCCTACTATTTCTTCTGGTAAAACTACAAAAATTTTACTCTCATCAACACCGATGGGATATAATCATTTTTGGAAGTTTTGGAATGATGCTGAAAATGATAGAAACGGTTTTGTTCCGCTTCAAATACCATACAGCAAAATACCAGGACGTGACGAAAAGTGGGCAGCTGAACAATTAGCAACACTCGGAGAACTAAAGTTTAATCAAGAGGTTCTATGTAAATTCTTAGGATCATCTCTAACTTTAATTTCAGCCAACACTATTGCTCAGATGTCACCCAAACCATACCTATATAGTAAAGATGGTTTAGATGTAATAGAAACACCAGAAAAGAATCACATTTATTGTTTAGTAGCAGATACTGCTAAAGGGGTTGAAGGAGATTACTCAGCATTTACCGTAATCGATATTACTGAATCTCCATACAAAGTAGTTGCTAAATATAGGGATAACAAGATTAGTCCACTTTTGTATCCCAATGTAATATATAAAGTAGCAAGTGATTATAATACAGCGTATGTGTTAGTTGAGATAAATTCTAGTGAACAAGTTCCTATGATCTTGCATAATGAACTAGAATATGAAAACCTTATGATGATTACCAAGCATACCTCAAGAGGACAGTTTATTAATGGAGGATTTGGTCACGGTAAGTCACAGTTGGGTGTGAATACTGATAGAAAAGTAAAGAGAATAGGATGTCAAAATCTTAAATCTCTAATTGAAGAACAAAAACTATTAATATTTGATACAGATATAATTTCAGAAATTTCAACTTTTATTGAGCAAAGAGGTAGTTACTCTGCTGATGAGGGATACCATGATGATTTGGTCATGACCCTTGTTTTGTTTTCTTGGCTTACTACTAATTCTTACTTTAAGGATCTGAACGATGTTAACCTTAGAGAGATAATGTATAAGAATCAGATGCAAAAGATTGAGCAAGAACTAACTCCATTTGGATTTATAAACGATGGCGTAGAAAGGGATATAGTAAATTTCTAAAAAGTGAAAAAAAATAAATAAATTTATGGTATAGTGCTGAAGAAGCAAACCAGATAAATGTTTATGTAATATCAAGGAGAAAAGAATGCCTTTCCAATTAAGTCCAGGCGTTAGTGTTGTAGAGAAGGATTTTACCTCTATCGTCCCAGCGGTTGCTACTTCAGGTGGTGCCTTTGCTGGAACGTTTCAATGGGGTCCAATCGAAGATCCAGTAACTATTACTTCAGAAAACGAGTTAGTTACTAGATTTGGTAAGCCAAACGATACCCAAACAGTATTTACTTCTTTCTTTACCGCTGCTAACTACCTATCATATTCTAACAACCTTTTGGTAGTTAGAGCAAACGCATCAGGTTACAAAAATGCGGTATCAACAACATCAGGTGGAGTCACTTCACTAACTATTGCTGATGGCGGTTCAGGTTACACATCTGCGCCAACACTGACAATTTCAGCACCTGATGATCCAAGCGGAACACAAGCAACTGCTACAGCTACCACTGATGGTGATGCTATCGATGCAGTTACTATTACAGAAGCTGGTTCAGGATACACGTCTGCACCTACAGTTACGGTGACAGGTGGCGGTGGAGCAGACGGTGATATTACTGCTGCTATTACTGAAACTGGAGTTCTAATTAAGAATCAATTAGCATATACAGACAACTATGCAGGTGGCGCAGGTGCTTTTGGCGAATGGGCTGCTAAGTGGGCAGGTGCTCTT